GAAAGAATGCGGATGCAGGTGCTGTCCACGGGAATGATTGCCATAACTGCCAACGGCGCGCCTTTGGACTACGATTACCAGATGAAGAGCGAGCATAAGGGTACCGCTCTAACGCCCTGGAGCGACACTGTTAACGCCGTGCCTCTGGTAGACCTTCAGAATTGGATGGATACCGTGGAGGACAATACCGGTGTTCGTCCCACACGGGCCATCATGAGGAGAAAGACCTGGAGCTATCTGCTGCGAAACAAGTCCATTAAGATGGATATGAATGTTTTAAGCGGACAGAACATTATTCTGACCGACTCAATGCTGGATCAGTATCTTGTGTCCAAGATTGGCCTTAAGGTGCAGGTCTATAACAAGAAATTCATGGATGAGGCCGGAGCTCAAAAAGACTTCTATCCTGATGATACCGTTACCCTGATTCCTGAAGGCGGCCTCGGCAATACCTATTTTGGTACTACGCCGGAGGAAAGCGACCTTATGAGCGGAAGCAGCGCCAGCGTGTCCATTGTAGATACCGGCGTAGCCATTACGACCATGAAAAAGGAAGATCCGGTCAACGTGGAAACCAAGGCAACCATGATTACACTGCCTTCTTTTGAACGGATTGATGAGATTTTCATCGCCGACGTTGTGTAAGGGAGGGGTTATTAATGCGTTATACAAACGGCGCCAAAATAATTAATGTTTCCAAGGGGGCCTATAATGCTATATACAAGGACATGGGCTTTCTGCCGATGGATGAGGTGAAAAAGGAGGAGGAAGAGCGGGGTATGATTGAGGTAACTAACGGCGAGACTACTCTGCTCCTTCAGAAAAAGGAGTATGAGCAGGCGTATAAGGATATTGGATTTTTGCCGGTGGATGAATATGAGGGGGGATTGCGGGTCAAGCCCGCAATGACGGGGGAGGTCGAGGCCGTAATGACGGTAAGGGATACTCCTTTGCGGGAACTGAGCCAGACGAAGCTTAAAGCCTTGGCGAAAGAGAAAGGTATACCCGGCTATTCCCAAATGCCGAGGGAGGCCCTGATTGAGGCTCTGTCGGCTGACGGTTGACGCGGAAGCAGGTCAGGAGGTGCGATAATGACATCGGGTCAGAAAGAGAAAGCCCTTTGCCGTCTGAAGAATAATATCAGGGAATCAAGCTCCCCGTTTTTCGAAGACGAGGAGCTTTTCGATATCCTTGAGGGCTGCGGATATGATGTGAGGAAGGCCAGCTTTGAGGCCCTGCTGCGTAAGGCGGAGGATGATTCCATTGCTTTGCCTTCCGGGCTGACCGTACCAAATAACAGGAAGTATTGGCTGAGTCTTGCGAAGCGTTACCGGGGAAACGCCGGCGGAAATATCGGGAGGGGTGATTATCTTGCCGATAAACGTTAACGCGCTAAAGCAAAAGGTGTCCAAGGCGATCAATAAGCTGCCGAACGATATCGAAGTGTACCGGGAGGCACGGAACGATTTAAAGGAGCCGGTGGGCGAAACGTTCGTTGTAAAGCTGACCGGCCAGTATTACAAAGGCCGGAACAGCTTTATAACCTTAAACCTTTCAGATAGCGGATCCGTAAAAAGCAAGCAGCAGGAAAAGTTTATGGCCATTATCGACGATAATAGTCTCCTCGTTCAGGAAGGAGATTTTTTTGTTTTAAGTGGTACACGGTACAAGATCGTTGATCTGGGCAATACCTTGAATGTATACTTTGATTTTTCGCTTGAGAGGAAGTGAGAATATGGGGCTTGATTTCGACGGGGCCGGCTTTTTGTCGGGCATGACGGAAGCGGAGCTAAAGATGCGTTTCGCTGTGGAGAAATACGGTGAGTCCGCCGGAAAAAAGCTGGAGGCAAAGGCGAAAAAAGACGCGCCCTGGGCAGACCGGACTGGTAATGCTCGAAATAGTATTCAGGGCGGCGCTGAGTGGAACGGTGATCATATAGATGTGTATGTTTCCGGTAATATGGAGTACTCGCCTTGTCTGGAGCTTGCCAATGAAAAGAAAAATGCCGTGCTTTGGCCCACGATACAGGCCTTGGCTCCTGAGCTGATACAGGGTATGCATAAGCTGTTGGATAAGTAGGTGGAGCTATGTTTTTTAGACGGATATGGGAAGCTTTAGAGGCTGGCGGCTTTACACCCTACTCCATCGGGCAGCATAACGGAGTATGTAAAAGCCCATATGTGGTTATTAAAGACGACGGCCAGAGTCCTTATGCCGGGCTGCCTATCAATAATGGGTTGATAGATATAATAATCTTTTATCCGTTTGGCGGTTACTCGGAGGTTGAGCCCTATAGGGACAGGGTTGATAGGTGTCTTCGCTCAATAAGGGAGCTAAAGCCTACACACATAATCACGCCTATTATCATTGATGATGATAAGAAGGCTTATACGACAAGTATAAAATATCAAATTAGAAAAAGGAGAAATTGAAAATGTCTGATAATGTAAAAGAGCTGCCTCTTATCGGTGTCGCGCTGGTTGTTCTGACCGATAAGGATGATAAAAAATATTCATTTTCTACAGCTACAAAGGCGAATGCCAAGCTGGATATTGAGGAAGGCAAAAAGACCGAGCTGATCATAAAAGGCGCGCTTAAAGCTATGAAGAAATTCCCCTCGGTCATAAAAGGCGTTGCGGTGGAATTCGAGGACAACATGTTTTTGCCTGAGGTAGTTTGCCTGCTCCAAGGCGGTGTAGTGGAGATAGATACTGACAAAAGTAAATTTAAGTCCTACACTCCGCCGGCGGCTGGGGGGACTCCTGATTTAGATTCGTTCACCGTGGATATTTACACGGAGGAAACCGACACCAGCGGCGACATAGTGGGCTATGCCAAGCTATCGCTGCCAAACGGGAAGGGCGAGCCTGTTGATCTGGCCTTTGAGGATGACAAGTTTTTCGCTGCCACTTATACCATCAACACCGCGCCGTCCACAGGACAGCCGCCGTACAAGATCGAGATGGTTGACTCGTTGCCGGTAATAGCTTAAGAATGGAGGATAAATCAGTATGGAGATAACAAGTCTGGATAGGATCAGAGAAATGTCCCGGGGGGAAGCTGTTGAGCTTTCCCCTTATTTTGAGGGGGAGCCCTTCATTGTTAGGTTGAAAAGGCCCTCGCTGTATATGCTGGCTGCAAGGGGGGTCATACCTAACCCTCTGCTTGGCGCGGCGAAGGAAGTGTTCGACGGTAAGGGCGGAAATGAGGATAAAGAGGATAATGTGGATAACGACCTAGACGGCCATAAATTTAAGGATATGGCAGAGCTCTTGAACATAGTAGCTGAAAATGCTCTTGTTGAGCCTACTTATCAGCAGTTTGAGGAGAGCGGCATTTCGTTGACGGATATGCAGCTGATTCAGATTTTTAATTACACACAAACGGGGGTAAAGATGCTGGAGCGCTTTCGTAATGTCGAAGCAGCTGATACGAGTGCTGAATCAAAGTCTGAGGTTTAAGGAACGGCCCAGCAGTATACTTGAGATCGCGGACGGGTACACCGCGTTTTGCTTTGATGAGGCTTGCGATTATATTATTGGGGAGCTGTCGAAAAAAGACCATAAGGAGCCTAGATGGGCGGAGGACGCCATTGAGGAGGAGAGAGGCGGTGATTTGATTAGTTTTTTGAGGGGTTTTAAGGGTTGATTTTTACATATAATTTTTAGTTTAGCTTCTTGACATACGTATAATTTATGCGTATAATAAAGAGTGTCAGGAGGGACGAGACAATGAAAGTAAGAGAAGTTGAAAAAATAATTAAAGCCGACGGTTGGTATGAGACAAAAAGCAATTCTGGTTCGCATAAACAGTATAAACACGATACCAAAAAGGGAAAAGTAACAATACCAAACCATAACGGCGATATCCCTCCGGGTACACTGAACAGCATATTGAGGCAAGCAGGTCTGAAATAGAGGCCCTGCTTGTTGTGAATAGGAGGCTATACTATGCGTAAATTAACTTATTTTGCTGTGTTTGAACCGAATAACGACGGCAGTTACGGCGTTTATTTTCCTGACCTGCCTGGCTGTGTATCGTACGGTAAAACATACGATGAAGTAGTAAAAATGGCGCGCGACGCGTTGGGATTGCACATTTACGGAATGGAAAAGGACAAGGATGAATTGCCGGATCCAAGCTTTCCGAATCAATTAAACATTGATAAAGAAACAGCAGCAGGATATATTATATCTTCTGTAACAGTATATCCTGATATGGTGAAGAATGAAATAGATAATAGGGCTGTCAAAACAAATCTTACTATTCCCGCTTGGCTAAAGGAAATCGCGGAGGAAAACAATGTTAATTTTTCACAGGTTTTACAGGCAGCTTTAAAAGAGTACCTGCACATTGAGACCAACTCTTAACCGAGTTGGTTTTTCTCTTGGAATCGCAAGCCTTTTACGTTATTATATCGGCAAAAAATCGTGTTATGTACATCGTAGCCGACCAAGACAACATTCATTTCTTCCACGCTTGCCAAAAGCAAAAAGACAAGGCCGAACAGTTTGAGCTTAACAAGGCTATCCAGAGAGCAAGGGAAATGGGGTTTACTGTCTAAACGGCAGTAACACTCTTATCCATTCAGTATATAAGCATATTAAAAAGAGGTGAAAACAAATGCCAATGGTAGATGTCACGGATATTGTATTAAACGAAGAAGCGAAAGAGCTGGAAGAAATTTTGAGAACCAATCCTGTAGCTAAGGAAGCGCTCGACCAGTTTGAGGCTGAATGTAAGCTAAGGCGTGAATTGGCTAGCGCGAGAAAACAGCAGAATATGACCCAAGCTGAATTAAAGGAGCGTACCGGTTTAACACAACAGGTAATCAGTCGGATAGAAAAAGATCATGAGATAAGCCCAAGCCTTAGAAATTTAATTAAGTATGTAGATGCTATTGGGTATGAGTTGACGCTACAACCAAAGCAATAACTAACCTTTACCTTTCAGTTCAGATAAAGAAAAAACCACTCTGCTATCGCCGTATAAAGTAGCTGAGTGGTTAAGTAACATAAACCCATAGGTGAGCCACATCAGTGGTGATTACCTGCTTTTATTATAGCACAATCGAATAAAAAGTAAACACCGAAATAAGGCGCTTATAAGCGTCTTTTTTTGTTTGGAAAAGAAGGTGAGACTATGTCAATTGACGCCGGTACCGTTGCAGCGTATTTAACACTTGATACTGGTAAATATACATCCTCACTGCAGACCGCGAGACAGCAAATGATGATATTCTCGGATGAAAGCAAGACCGCAGGGGAGAGAGTCAATGCTCTCGGCGCGGGGATGTCTACTGTTGGCACAGCGCTGATTAAAGGCGCAACACTGCCCCTGGTCGGGGTTGGCACGGCCATAACTATGGTTTCCGCTAAATTTGACGCGGCTATGTCTGAGGTAAAGGCTATATCAGGAGCTACCGGTGAGGAGTTTGAAATGCTCAGCGATAAGGCCAAGGAGATGGGCGAGAGCACAAAGTTCTCAGCTTCGGAGGCTGCGGGGGCTTTTAAGTATATGTCGCTGGCCGGATGGGATGCCAGGCAACAGGTAGAAGCTATTGACGGCGTTTTAAATCTTGCGGCTGCCGCTAATATGGATCTGGCCAAGGCGTCTGATATAGTGACCGACAATATGTCAGCTTTCGCGCTGGAAGCGTCGAACGCAGCCCACGTGGCCGACGTATACGCCTATGCTCAAAACAACGCCAACACTGATGTGCTGGGCCTGGGGGAAGCCATGAAATATGTTTCCTTATCGGCCCATAACATGAACATAGATATTGAGACTACCTCCGCTATGATCGGGAAGCTGGCCGACGTTGGTCTGAAAGGCTCTATGGCGGGTACGTCTCTCAACGCTATGCTTCGGGATATGAAGAAAAACGCTGTTGACGGCAAGCTGGAAGTTGGGAACATGGTGGTCTCTCTAACAGACCTAAACGGCAGCTACAGGGATATCGTGGATGTTGTTAAGGATGTAGAGACGGCTACCAAGGGCATGACCGACGCTCAGCGGGACGAGGCTTTAATGAATGTGGTACGGGATGAAGGTCTTCGCGCTTTGAACGGCCTTCTTGCTGCCGGCTCTGATAGCATAAGGGATTTCGCCGGTGAAATGTATACGCTGGACGGTTACGCCAAAGAGGTTGCGGATACCATGCAGGATAATCTGCAGGGGCAGATCACAGAGCTCAAAAGTAAATTAGAGGGCATCGGGATCACATTGGGCGAAACCTTAGTACCTGTAGTATCCGATACTGTGGGCGTTGTTAAATCCGTGGCTGATGCTTTTGCAGAGCTTAATCCTGGCACACAGAGGTTTATAGTTAAAGCGGGTTTAGCCGCGGCGGCGGTCGGTCCGTTTATAACTGCCGGCGGAAAGCTGATACAGACCGGAAGCAAAATGCTTAGAACAGGAAAGGAATTATTGTCCGGGCAAGCATTATTAACCGCGGCAACCGGAAGGTTGACGCAAGCGCAAATAGCCGAATCTGCGGCTGCGTTGAAGCTTGTCAAGGCCAAGGAGGCCCAAATTGTCGCGGCTCTAAAAGGCGAAGTCTCAAAACAAGCAGAGCTTGCGGCGTCTGTTAAGCTGGCAAAGGCTCAGGCTGAAGAAGCAGCGGCTAATGCTAAACTAGCGGAAGCGCAACGGCAGCGGCTTACTTCTCTATCCCTAACCGCGGCGGCGACTGAGAGGGAAGCCGCCGCAAGCGTAAAAAACGCCG